TTTTCAAGCCAGACATACCAGCACTTGCTTTTTTAAAGGTATTAGAAAATCTATCTACTCCCCTAATTATAATATTGACAACTGCCCCGCCCGCTAAACCTCCACCAAATCCAACCATTATCTTTTCTTCCTCTTCTTATTTGCCCTTTCTTGAGCTTTTTGCTTTGCCTTATTGTTCTTATTATGCCCGTCAATCAAATCTACAATTTCAATCCTTGCAAGTTGGGGTATTGTGAAAGCGTTGTACCCTTTACTATGAAGGAAATCATATAGTTTGTTATACTTTCCAGCATTTGTGTAGATATTATTCGGATCTATTTTTTTTTTAACTTTTCTTCAGCATTTTCCAAAGCCTTACTAACTGTACGATCAACCTCTTCACGAGTTATACCAGTTGTCATTAAAATCATTTTAACAAGTTCTATTTTTGACAATCTAGGTAAATCTTCAATCTGTTCTTTAGTTAATTTAGGTTCAAAAAGATGTTTCTCAATAATATCTTCATCTTTGGCTTTGGCAGCGTTAACTTTAAGGGCATTAAAATCCCCATCTTTCATTGGAAGTAATTTTACACCACCGCCAAAAATCTTACTTTCAATTTCCATAGGTAAAAGTTTGCCTTCACCATCTCTCATGGTAAGGGCACTGGCATTAACTACCATAATTTACCACCCCTTATACAATATTGTATTATCTTCAGTTACCGAACTGACAACTTTTGGAATAAGAGTTATCTCCCATTCATCAATTCCTTCTACTGGATTTGGAGCAACGAAATCTTGAATAACACACCCACTCATTGTAATAAAAGAGTTTCCAGATGCAGCATTGCCAAAATTAAGAATCTCTATCGCAGCATTGACAACTGCATCCCCACCAGACTTCCACAATCCATAAAGTCTTGCTGCTTCAGTTGACTCACCTTCCATTGTAATGCTGAAAGTATGCTCTCTTTGTGTTGGTGTTGGTACTGTTATTACTCTACTTCCGTTTGTAACATGTGCCCCATCTCTATCAAAATTATTAGATGTGCTAAATTCCCAAGACTTGGCTTCAATTGGAGTTCCAGAAGGTATGTGAATAATTGAATCTGACCACATATGTGGCCTTCTAGTTACTTCAGTCACAGCTTTAAATGTCCCATCAAGAGTTGTCCCGCCAGTAGTAAAAGTTTGACTCTGGGCTATAAAATCAACACTACAAGTAAGGGGTGTTCCAGCTTCTGCAGATAATGTATAACCGTCAACCACACAACCTTTGTAAGTTCTAACTAGATTGCCACCAGTTGCATTAAAGCATTGGACACTTTCCAAAGACCAAGAAGTAAATGGGTTTTGAGTTCCAGAAACTACAGGGCTTTGATCCTTACTTTCCAATTCTGTTATTGTATGTGTATAAAAGGCAGGACCTCCTGGTTGAGTATCGGCCACATTGCCAAGTGCAAAATACAAATATCTTAAATCCTGTGGGTGGAATTCCAAAGCTCCACCATAATCTTCAGCACCAGGAACAAACTTATCTACATTTCTTGTAGAAGTTCCATGATATCTTAATTGTTGCACATTCTGATTATCATCAGGATCAAAATTACTTACTAATCCAATCCAATTACCCGAATTAAAACTATTTCCATATGTTCCACTTTCAAAGGAGAATACTGTTAAATTCTCGCCAGCTACAAATCTTCCCATCTTCTCTACACCTCATGTTGCTATAAATGAATATCTATACGTATGTATTTTACTTTTTACACCTTCTTCACCAGGTTCATCAACATCAACCATTGATTTAATTCCAAAATCAAAGAGTTGTTCTTTTGTTGATGTACCACTAGTAGCTGAAGGGTACTGATTAGTTCTTAAAAATTGATAAACATCACCAGATAAATTATTTTTTTCTTTCTCTTGCCTCCCCCATATTCGAACTTCAATTTCAAGTGATACCAAATGCTGTTCACTTCTATGACCCAAAGGTCTATCTCCAGTTATAGTTCCTTTTACTGTTACAATTGGATACCTTGTAGTTTCTTTAGGATAAGAAGTCATAACAAATTTTTCACCACTTGGCCTAGTGGTTTTAATGGGATCAGTTATATTAGCCTTCAATCTATCTCTAATAAATAGAATTACTTCCGATAAAAGATTTGCACTAGTTACCATTTTGTCTCGTTTGACATTGGGAATGTCGTTTCATACCCAATTATATTATTTTAATCCTAATTCAACTACAGTTTGTATTCTTGTTGATTCCCTCTTTAAAGTATTACCAAAATGCCTTCTTGCATTTATTTTAGACGTCCCATGCTCAAGGAATTTAGCATGTTCAACATCTGAAAATACAACACTTTCTAACTCTCTACTATTATCAGTTGACACACTATTAAGGAATTGGCCAGTATCAACACTGGTGGGCTCTGCCTTTCTTCCAGCTATACTATCCTTTACCTCACCTTCAATTCTGAATCCTTCTTGGTGGATTGCCCTATTAGCTTCTTTAAATTTTTGAATTCTCTCACTTTCTAAAAAAGCCATGGCCTTAGTAACTCCAGTCATTGTCAAACTTCCTTTTTTAACCATCGTTCCTTTTTAAAATACTAATTAATTTTCCAGTTGACATTTTATAATCAGCATTAAGTTTACGGACTGCAGTCAAATCCAAAAGTTCATCCTTTGTCATCTCTCCATAAGATTTATTTTTCTTAACTTCTTTCTTGACTTCAACTTTAGTTCCAGCCGCAGAAGCATCAACTCGAATTACATTAACAGAGTCAACTATTTGATTGGCTTTCTCTTCAGTAACTTCCGAAACTTCTTGTGGTTGTCGAACTCCTACATATTTCACTTTAACTTTGGACATAACTAACACCTCACATTTCCCCAATAAAAGATCCGTTGGGTAAAGCCCGTATAAACATTTTTTTATACACTGACTCATTCCCACCCAGTCTATAATCTGTAATACCATCCGGAACTATTGAATACTGTTGGATATTGGGAGATCCAATTCCAATCTTCATCGCATCTCCAGATATATTTTGATTGCCGTTAATATATAATACTTTATCTTTATGAGTTATCTTTCCTTGGGCTAACAAAACAGCTTCTTCACTGCTAGTAACTCCTTTTATTGGAAATATTAAACCGCTTGTCCATATGTCAGTTCCGGATGCTACTAAAACTTGAGCATCGTCAAAATCGGTAGCTGACACACTTCCAGCATAAAATTTTAATCTAATTTGATCTCCATTTCTTATAATGGAATCCATATCTTTTCTCAAACCACTTGCAGTTACCATTTCTAACCCAAAGCTTTGAAAAAATGAAACCTTCCTTTTAGTTCCTTTAGTTGTGCCATAGCATCATTTTCCATAGCCATGGCCATTGTAATAGTTGAAGATGTTGAACTTGTATTAACAGTTAAATCTCCCAATTTAATATGTTGCTTATCACCACCCTGGGTGGCTATTAACTTATGAACATGGGACATTGATAAAAGTAAGATTGGATCTTGGTATTGATCTGCTATAGCAGTTGATCCTATAGTAGCATGTAAAAATTTCTCTGACTTAATTCTTTTTTTGTCGATGATATTTAGCAAAGGTTCACCACTTGCAGAAGTAGGTATGTCGTCAATTTGATTAAATATTTCGTCTGCTACACTTCCTAAATTCCAGTTTGCCACTTTTTCGACCTCACAAAGTTAAATAAAAAAAAAGAAAAAAAAGTTTTTACCGAGCGCCTATAGCAATCCAGTTAAAAGTTTTACTAGCCGTAACTCCTTCAACCAAAGCACTTCCAGCTACTAAAGAGCCAACTGTGCAAGCTCCAGGTGTATGGTCATTATAACCTGCAACCATAGTGTCTGGGGCAGCACTAAAGGCAGTATTAAATACAACCCAAGCAGCACTACCAGCACTTAGCGAACCAGTTCCACCCTGAACAAGTTGCCCAAATTCACTTGGACTACCTGCAACAGAACTAACCAGTCTACCATCAGTGTCAGCTATTGTACTATCCGAAGTAATACTCCCAGTAAAATATGGGTTTTGAGCACCTAAATTAACAGCACTACCAATAACTACTTCTTCAGCACCTAGTCCATCCAAAAGATTTCCTCCACCTGCCATTTTACATCAACCTCATGTAGTGGTAATGTTTGACACGGCGTTGCTTCGAAGCAGTGATACTGCTATCCTTTGAGTTACTGCTGCGCCACTCATATCAAATGTCGGTAGGATGAAGTTCTCAACAGTTACTGGCCGTTTCTCCACTATAGCATATGCCTCTTCTTTATCATACACATAAGAGTATTTACTATATGTAGTTGTTGGCGCTGCATTAGTTGAAAATCTCATTACATTCATACCGTAGATGGTTCCAATGAAACCTCTTTGCATCATATCAGTGTTACCTGCTTTGTCTGCTTCTACAAATGTATCAATGTTTCTAAGGTCTGCAACTGCCTCTGGCCCCATAATTAATGAGGTTGCTTCATAGTCGTTGTCTTCCAGATTTTGCATAGCAGAAACAATATTTGCAATTGTTAATGCTGCTCCACCAGTTATTGTATTTGCTGCCCCATCTAGTGCAAGCAGAATCAAACTAGTTTCATTCTCAGCAAACTTTTTACCAGCCTTTTTAATGTTACGCTCTAGTAAAGGAAATTTACTATCTTCAATCATTTCGTTTGTTATTCTAATTGCTACACCAAATTTGACAGGTGCTACATTTATGTTCGTATACTCATCTTGGTCAAGAACTATTTCTGCTCCCTCAGCAACCAGTCGAATATTCATCTTATTTTCAGACTCTAAGTCAATATCATAAGATGATCCTGGTACTTGGGCTGGACCAACAAAAAGTGCAGCTTCACTCCTTGGCAAAAGCGCTTTATCAACTTCTGCTATTAAGATATCATGTATCTTTCTAGGAATTAAAAGTGTACCTTGTGTGCCTGTTCCAGTTGAAAGAAGTTCCTGAACATGTGCTTCATTTATTTGTTCCATCTTCTTTACCTCAATTGCATTAGACAAAAAGCACCAGATGATGCACCTGTCCAAGCTCTTCCGATTACATGACCGGCTGTTGCGGCTGCAATAACATCTTCAGCTCCATTTGCTGCAAGATTATTTCCTGCCACAATAGTCCCACCTGCCCGAACGATTACCATTCCTGCAGTTTGCAATGCGGCATTTCCACCACTAGCGACATTATTAATTGCCACTCCGTTGAAAAGTAATCCGCTTGCTTGATTTACTACTCCAATATCAGTTGCGGCCAATGAAGTAAGTCCGGAACTAACTGAATCTTCTGCTCCAGAAGCATAACAAAGTTCTCCACCCGAAATAACTTCAAAAGCTTTCCCCGTAACTATTCTCGGCACTCCACCATCATATGGTGAGACATGCCCTGCTGGGTTTACTACCATTTTATTCACCTACCTTATAACTACCATCAGCGTTTGGATGTCTCCAAAGTGAAGCACCAGTTCCATACTCACATTTTTCAACTACTAATTCAGTTGAAACTGATTCCTTTGCTGCAGTCTTATCTGCAGATTTCTCCACCTTACCTTTGGTTGTTGGTTTTTTTTCTTCTTTTATTACCTTATCACTCTCTGACAATTGTTTTTTTAGACTAAGGAGCTTTTCAGTTTTTTCAATAGCTTCATTCAATTTCGATGTATCAACATCAATATTAACTTTAGCTGTCTGTTCAACTTTAACCTCTTTACTCTCTGCAGCTGGTTTAGTTTCAGCTTCAGGTTTTGGAGTTTCCTCCTTTTTTGGCTCCTCTACTGGGGCCACCGGAGTTTCCTCCTTCTTTGGTTCATCTTCTGACATTTTTTCCTCCTTGGTTTCCTCGACAGTTCGAAGAGTAGTAAACGATTCCACATTTTCATATATTGGTAGAACCTTTATTTTTTCATTTGTTTTTTTCTTTTCTATCATTTCCAAAGCTTGTGTTAATGAAGTTCCAGTAACTGCCGGAACGGGTGTTAAAGATAATTCCATTGCTTCTATACCAATGGCAGTTAAATGTTCATCATCATCATTCTCACGAACCAACCTATTAACAAAAGCTCCTATGCTAACCTCTTTAATACGTTTATCAGCAATCTTTGCCAATAATTTAGTACCATCCTCTTTAACCCAGCCACTAAAATTAACAACTCCAGTTCCATTGGATCCAGATTTGACTACCAATCCAACAGTATTGTCAACTTCACCTCTATGGTCTTTTAAAATGGGTTTATCGGTTAGTGAAGGTGCAAAAGAAACTAATTCTTCGGCAGTATAATTGATACCATTCTTACTTATACCAGGTCTAATGGCTACACCCTGTACAGCAATTTGTTGTCCAATCATTTTGGCTCTTCAATAGTGGCATTAAAAATAACTGAAACATTTTCTGCAACTATCAATCTTCCCTGTTCGTCACGTTTTTCTTCTTTCATTGAATTTTTACCTCTTGATTTTCTAAAAAGTACATATCCTGATTCAAATTTATTTTATTTTTAAGAAGAGTCATATAATATTTTAATATCCTCTACCTATATAAACTTGACTACAGTAATTATATAATTACTGACTGATTTATATGACAACTAGGAGTAGACCAAAATCTTTGATTTGCTGGAAAAGCCGTAATCTGTCTAAAAGACATATTGGCATCACAAGTAAAATTACCTGTATTGATAAAACTAATATTGAATTCTGCTATATCACAATTTATACTAATGATACAAAAATCTTCTAAATCTAATTCCCAATTTGTAAGGGGAGAGGGACAAGAGCAAGAGTCGGTTATTATTAATGATACTATAAATAAAATCCTTTCTTCGGTTGTCGTTACCTCAGTTGTCACAACTTCGTCAGTTGCTTCTATTTTCCAGGAATAATTACCCTCCTTTAATCTGAACGTATCGTTTATTTCCGAAGCTGATAATGTGGTGTTTAATACTACTACATCATCTATCCTCCCTGAGAAACTTGCAGCTGATTCGCCTACAAAAAGATTGCTTGATGTATCTGAAGCAAAAGTATTTGTTGCTGTACTATCCAATGATCCATTTATATAAATGGACATTTCTTCATTTGAATAAGTTAATGCAACATGACTCCACTCGCCACTAGTTAAGTTAACAGTTGAGTTTAAGAAGTTTGTACTTCCATTGCTTAATTCAATCTGTAAATCTGAATTTAATGAAAACTTATATCCTGTAGAGGCAGTGTATTTTGAAAGAAGCGTCCCCGCATCAGTAGGATATACCCAAGCCATCCAAGTATAATCTTTTGTGTTATCGAAATCCAAACTAGCGTCATTTCCGGCATCTATATTGATTACTTCGTTTAAAACATCGGCACTAAATCCCATTTTACCGTCGGTATATCCTCCTAATGTTTCGCCAACAAAATCAAATATATTTGTAATAAATCCATTATCGCCATGTAAATACATGGAACTATCATAAGGATCGTCAAATCTTTGATCTTGATATGCTCCAGATCTATAGTGTAATAAGACTATAGAATGGGCCATGCTGTCTGCTATGGGTTTTCCAACAATTATTCTACCATCTCCCCATGATGTTTTTATTGTAAAAGCATCTTCAAATAGAGTAGTATTAAACGTTAGTGTTTCACCATAATCCAAACTGTCATAGCTATTATAATCTTTCCCATTAACTGCATAGACTGAGAGTTTATTATTCTCGTTCATTACCATAGTAGGGGCCTTTAGCCATTCATAATCTATGTTAGTATGATTGAAATGGTTCCAATCGGATCCATTGTAATTATGGGTAACCAAATATGTGCTCCCTCTAAGAATTTTTGGATCTTGTGTATCATTATAAGTTGCCCTTACACTAGATAAAACAACATCGTTACTATCATTAAAAGCCATCTGTGGAAAATTCTCCGTACCGAAATCAGATACTTGGGCAGTAAGGGTGTCTTTTACTAAAGGAATAGAAAACTCAGTATCATTCACAAGGTAAAATTTTTCTTCAGTAACATTCATATACCAATAATATGCATGTTTCCTGTTCCTCCCATTTGGAGTATCAAATGCAACTGTAGAAACAAAATGAAGTATATCCTCCTCCCCTTGATAAGACGACGTATACCATATCCAAGTTCCGATTGTAGTGTCGAGTATTTTTATTGGATCTGACCAAGTTAATCCATTATCTATAGATATAATATAAAACCAATCATTTGCTGTACTTCCTGCTCTATAGAAAAGCAAAAACTTACCATCAAAATAATATGGGTGGGGATATGCTGATCCTGTTGGAGATCTTGGCCCATTAGTTACACTAGGAAGGTTATCACTCCTATCAGTCCATGAAGTTATGTCGTTAGGATTATCTGAACGGGTGTATCTTTGTCCTTCGCCACCTTGGATTCCGTGAGATCCATAAAAAACATGAAGGTAGCTTTCATTATCAAATATAAAAGAAGGTGAACCATGATCGTCTGCTGTAGGGAGTGTATTTATCCCCACTTGGACTTGGTTAGACCAATTACTACTACTATGATTATATGTTTGTATAAATGGACTGTCTTCAAATCCTTGCCACATTAAATAACTTAAATTATCTTCTGAACGATACCGCGCAGCATACCCAATTATTGCAGTGTACCAAGCTAGAGTAGATGCATTATCTGCAAAGTAATCAGTAGTTGCCTGAAATGTTGCTTTATTAAATGTCCCTTCATTATCATTAGTCGAGAAATCTTTTACTATTGTATCGGTTTCTCCAGTTTCTTCATCTAAATGATAAAGAAGAACGGTGTTGTAGGTTGGTTGGAAAGGTAATGTGTTAAATTCATGAGTGGCCGTTGTATCATTAACTACTCCTTCTTTTTTATAATTTAATGAATTTTCCCCAAATACCCCTGAAGTGTTTGAAGTAAAAATACGAACTGTCTGAGTATCCTCTGCAATTAGTGAGTAATTTAAAGTTATGTTTCTTGTCCCTAAGAGATACGTAGATTCATCGTCTACTGCATTAATCGTTAACTCAGTTAAAATATCACTAGCTATTGAAAAATTTCTTTGTGAATAAGTAGAATCTGTTGGGTCAGTTGCATTTACGCCCCAAAAATAGTTCCCTTTTTGGATCCTATGAAGATCAAGTATTTCTGCATCTCTTAGTTTTCTATTCCAGACTGCTAACTCATCAATCTGTCCTGGAAAATGTAATACAGGTGTACCTTCTCCATTTGCTGCCCCTATAAAAAACGGAGTGTTTGAAAAGTTCTTAATGCCATCCGCACTCTCTCCAATAAATTGTTCCTTTTTTAAATCTCCGTCTATATATAATTTCATTTTTACATCTTCAACTTCTAGTCCATACGTTGCTATTACTTGATGCCATTCAGAATCATCATATGCGTCATCTGTGCATATATTTTCAGAAGATTCGGAATCCGAATCTTGAACAGCAAACGCTACAGAACCGTCTGGACAAGCTGTATGTTCAAATCTTATATTTATACTACTATTATCCTGTATAGATGAAAACATATCCGATAACCCTCCTATAGTTCCCTCTGTTCTAAACCAGAAAGATATAGTAAATGCATCTCCTTGAGTAAATGTTGGGGCGTATGAAGTATTTGCATAATTACTTCCGTCTGTTTGTAAAGAATAGCCAAACACTCCAGAACGATTATATATTGCCCCAATCATTGCCCCATTGTTATCTCCATTTGCCCAATCATAAATCAGTTCTTCGCTTTCTCCCCTTGATGAAAGGTTATCAAAATGCATTAACAAATCTAAATCTGATGAAGTATTCTTTACAGGCAACACAGTTAAATTATAAATTAGTTCAGTATCCGTAAACGCATCGATTCGTTTAATTAGTAAACTAGAGAAGATATCATCTACATTACTAATTTCTATTGCATACATAAAAATGTCCATTGATTCATTTGCATCATGCGTAATAGTCGTGTTTAAGGTAATGTTATTTTTATTCCTCAGAAAACTTGCACCGTCCTCTGGGGAATTAGGCGTTACTGTCGGAGGCGTAAAATTAATTAAAACCGATTCTACACTTGTATCATTCCTTGATATATTTACTCCGTCTAATAATAGTGAAGCATTTACCGATAGATCATATAGTCCTACTCCAATATTCGGTGTAGTCACATTTATAGAAAAAAGCCCATTCAAATTAGATAATTGGGGAGTTTCATTCCATGCGCAGCCATTTACAACACTACATGAACTTGAATCTGAATATACAGAGCAGGCATTTGGAGTACCTACACACTGAATAGATAAGTTTGCATTTGTAATTTCCATTGCAACATAATCAAATCTTTCTCCATTGCAGACAGTTGATCCATCCATACCAATACAACTGGCATTAAAATAGCCTGGGCCAATGAGTTCTAAATCACACGTACATCTTTCAGTCGAACCAGATAAATAACTATTCTGGCTGGCCATTACAACATAGTCGGTATCTGTAAAGTTAGTTCCGATCATGTCAATTTGAGTTTCTGTTGCCCCCATAGTAAAGTTGCCTACTCTAAAGAGAGTGTTATTAACTTCATAATTGCCTTGAGTGAATGCACAAAAGTAAGCACTGTCTGTGACTTCTGTTCCGTCCCCAGCATCAAAAAAGTCAACGGAGTAACCGCTAGTTGTTTTGGTATCTGTTCTTATTGCACAATCTGCAGCAGAAGCATCTATTGTTGAGCATACACTAGAGTATCCTGTATCAATGTAATCTGTTGAAAAACTAACTGCGTGAGAAACTGATCCTACTCCATCAAAAAACCCGCATTTAATGTCGTTTCCACTTAGATTATATTCGCCCTCTGCAATAGCTAGGTAAGTAAACGCTCCTGCTGTAGTGAAGGTACTTACATTAAATTGAGTTGAAGACATTCTCCCAGTCTCTACAGTTTTAATTTGAGAAGTATGATTGCTTGTTGCTAAAATAGCGTAACTTGCATTAGTCATGGCTAAAGCAAAATTAAAAACTTCCTGTGAGGTCGTCGTAGTAGAATCTGCACCAGACCTTATTGGTAAATAAGGGGGATTATCTTCAATCCACTCACATCCAGAAACTACATTACAACTAGACGAGTCTTCGTAAACTGTGCATGTTAGAGGGATTCCTTCGCACATATCTTTAGTTGCTATTACTCCAGGAGTTCCATTAAAAGCGACAGTATGCACTGTTACGTTTTCGGTCAAGTTTATTACGTCTTTATTAAATGTAAAGTTTATTCCAATAAATGCATTCCTATCTATGACTAGTACGGCTGTTTTTGTTGGTTCCTCGATGTTAAGTGAATATACTACTCCACAACTTATAGCCCCAGTTACCGTATCATTTCTTAAAACATCATCTGTAGTAAAGTTTGCTGATAGAAATAAATCATTAGAAGATCCAGCACAACCTCCACCAACTGTGCAATTCACTTGCCAGCCTATTCCTGTTGTGAATGATTCTTCGGTCACATTCTCGAAAGTACAACCTGTTGAGTTAGTACAAGTATCTGGAACTTCATAGGTGATACAAGCATTTGGAGCACCTCCACAAGATTCTGCACCCACACTGGTAACATTAAAATCATCTACACACAAATCTTCACCAAATTGGGCAAACCCGAATCCAATAAACATAAACCTAAAATTACTTATCCAATATGTTGAATTTAAATCTAAACTAAATTCTATTGCGCTACCACTTAGATCATTACAAAAGACCGTAATATTATCCGACCACTGAGAACCATCAAAAAGAGAATATCTTAAACAATCATTACTTTCAATATCCCCCACTTCTCCATAATTAAAAGTTAAATTGGCCGAAGAAGCTCCAGATAGATCAGTAAGCCCTGAGATTAATTCAAGGGGAGATCCTGCAGCCACTGAAGCGTCCATACTGGCAGTTAATCCATTTCCTATAAGATTATTACACTGTACATTCAAAGCCCAATCATTAGTCGGATCAGTCCAATTATTTTGATTATTAAAAGGTTCAGTAAACACATGCTGTGCTCCTGCGGCAGTCCAATCGCAACCAGTAAAAGTACAATGATCTTCATTATCAACAACAGAGCAAGCCGTAGGTGTTCCATCACACTGCTCATTTTGAAGTAAAGTACACTGTTCTCCACCTATTGTTATGTTTTGAGTTTCTACATTTGAAGTTTGATTTACTAAATCTTTTTGGAAATCGTAGGTTACTGTGATGTTTTCCCCTGAAGAAGTTGATGTTGCATCAGTTGAATTTGGATCTGTTATGTTTACAGAATACGTTAAATAAGTAATGACTAAAAAATTTGCAAATCCGCCTGTTCCCCCATGTGACCCTCTAATCTGCAAAGAATTATCTAAATTATCTGCGGGAACATTATCCAGAACATCATCTCCCATTCTCATTGCAAAAAAACTTGTCCCTGTTTTATCTATCCTTGTCAGACCTACACTATTTAACGACATATTAAAGGGAGTAGCTGCTGCCAAATCCCCCAAATCCACTCTTTCTGAGAGTTCTATCGGATCATTTGTTAAACCACTTTCATTATAATCAGCAGCAATCAAACTAGTAGGGGAATTTTGGGTGTTATCTACAAGAACTATAAAATCGTTACCATCATTATTTTCATTATTATGTATCCTTACATAACCAGAATAGTTAGCTGAAGCTATTATAACATTATCTGGTATGGGAGATGTGTTAAAGGGCATATATCCTCTAGCTATGACTTTGACATTTTGACCATCTATTTCTCGTGCAGCTACAGTAAATTCATTAGTTGTGTCTACCGTTTCTCCAACAGTGGCATCATGGGCAGTATCCCAATCAGAATCAGAAAATGAAACGCTCCCATCACCCGCTTCAACAGAGACTTCAATTGTAGTACTATTATGCCCCCATTTAACTTTCTTATCAAATCCAAAAGGAATAATTTTATTCTGTTTAGCCGAAATAGAAGATAACCTTGCAGTAGACTCATATTTAACATCACTACTATTCCCTTTGGTATGCACTTTCAAAGGAATGTCTTTATTAAGTTGAGTAGAATCTGCCTTAACATCTAAAGTAATCGAAGTATAATTGTAGTCAAGAACTGTAACAGGGTATTTCTTATCTGCTTGAATCTCTAATTTAATTTCATCACAAAATTGACAAGTCTTTAAACTTGGAGCATCTTCAATTTTAACTCCTTGGTCATTTGCAAATCTTATCCCACTATAAATAATAGCTTGTCCACAACCAACCTCAGTAGATGAAGTAAATTCAGGACTACATTTGTCTTCTTTTTTAGATGATTCAGATGCACCATACCAGATTGGATCTAGTTCTCCATCATGAACTCCAAATGTCCATTTAACTGTTTGGATGGATTCTTTCTTTATTCCAGCAAGAAGAAATTCAGTAGTTGAATACCTTTTAAATCTAAAATTATAAACTTTGTCAGTTCTTGGCTTTGTCTTATTTGTAAAGTCCACACATCTCCAATCTTCAAACCCCATCCTGTCCCCATTCTTCATATCACAAGCACACTTCCCAGTGGCAGTGCATCTTCCATCTGGAACAAAAAGGGCATAGTCATCTATCTCTGGAGCAAAAATAAGTTTAGTTTGATCCTTAGAATAAATATCAACATCATAAAGAGTAGGATTTCTTACTGTAAATCTTGAAATACAAGGATTCTCATAAGTTCCTTCACAAGTAAAATTCCCAGTAAGGTCAGTTATTTCAAATCCGAAATTAGAAACAAGTAAAACAAACAATGCTAGAATTGTTGTAACACCTGCGGCAATCCCTCCGCCAATCTTGAGCCATCTTCTTGCCATAGTCCATTTCCTTAGTTAAGTTCCACACCAAGATGCGCCATTTGTAAAATTTATACAATCGATAGTATTAAGAGATCCATCCGACAGGTTAAGAGAAAGTAATTTCCCGTCAGTATCATTGGCAATAAGATTGGCATCATTTGTAAAATCTACAAGGGTTACAGCTGTAAAATCTATTTCATCTTCCTGGACTGCATTGGCAATTATAGTCAATCCGGCAGAATGAGTTCCTCCAATGTCTCCAGCAGCATTAGGTATATCAGTTGAATTTACTCCTTCTCTTTGATTTGGTACTATACTCTCATTAACCAATTCACCAGTGTAAAAATCTGCATTAGTTATAGAATTATTATTTGCTTGAATGGTTGAATTTATATCTCCTAATAAAGTATTTATTACCGTCTGTGTAAAATAGTTTGTAAGATCACTTACTGCATTTGTTATGAAAGCAGAAACAGAATTATCCATCTCGTCTAGATTAACTGCTATAAGAGTTATGACTTTATCTATAACTGTAATGTTCTCATTATCAGAAGTATAATTTGCCAGTTCGTCTATAGTAATATTTAAATTAGTTATATTATCAACACTAAGACCTTGAGTAGTCTCAACTAAGATAGAGTCATAAATTCCTGAAACATCTCCACCGAATACTGTTGAATCATTTAATCCTTGCAATTGATTATCTGTAATCCATGTTCCATTATTAATTGTTATAATCCCTAAGTCTTCATGTAAGGATTGGGTATGTAAGATAGTCAATAAATTAGTTCCATTAAATGCTATTTGCGCAATAGTTTCATTCATATTGTCCGAAGTTACAATTCCCCCAACAAATAAATTTCCACCTATATTTTGATCACCAGTTATATTCGATGTTTCAACTGTTTGAGTTACAAAAGTAGTATTGAATAGTCGAACAAGGCAATTTGGATTTGCCCCTATGTCCAATGTCTGGGGATTGGATCCATTAAGATCAAAAGTACAAACTCCATCTCCTAATTTAATTTTTGCATCTTGAACTGTTAAATTCACTTCGGTTGACTCTGTAGCAGTTCCTATTAACAAAATATTATTAATGAATGCTTTATCATTTGCACTGTTACCATTAAAGTAAAATCTAAGAGTCATATTAGATGCATTGTCTTCACTAACATTTAATCTTACATTAAAACTTTGATTACTTAATGCTGTTGTAATTAATAATATTTCTGTTTCGCCTTCCCCACTATTATTATCAACTGTAATGTTAAGAAGGTCATTTCCAGCAAGATTAACTGTTGTATAATCAAAACTTATATTTATTTCATTAAAAGGAATAGTTGAAATATTGGATTCCATTGCTCTCAAATCTCCTGGATTGCCTCCCCCACCTTGAGCTCTTGCACATTGGTCGTTAAAGCAATTTTCATCTGCAAGTGCCATCCATTCATTGGCACCTCCACCAGAAGTTACAGCATCAAATTGACCTAGTGTCCCAGATTCAAAATCTTCAAAAAAGATAGTTCCTCTATCTCCTTCTGCAACTCCAACCAGTTCAATTCTAAAATCTCTCACATGCAATGATCCATTGGATATTCCAAAATCATTTCCCTGCATAAAGTAATCTGATTTCCCTTGTACTCTAATCCCATTAGTCGTTAAATTTCCTCCCCCAATAGATAAGAAGTGTCCTATTTGCATTGAACCTTCTAAATAATATCCTGCACCTAATTGAGAAGTATTACAACCCATCCTTGGAGTAAGTCCCGCTTGACCCATCATAAAATTACAATCAGTTAAAAGAGTCGCATTGGTAATCCCATAATCGTTAGACCTTATCCAACTATTACGTCCCCAACCACCACTCTCAGGTTTTCCTACTTGCAAACAAAATAAAACTTTTTCCCCTATTGCATCCAATATACAAAAAGCGACATCTCCCTCAATTAAAGTTTGATTATTTGAAAGAACCATTGCATTGTCCATTCCTGAAAATGGAGCATCTGCTGAAAAGCTAATTGAAGATCCATCTGATGCTTTTAAAGTTGCTATGTTCGTGATATTAAATCCACCCATATTTAATGATTGATTAGCAGTATGATTTCCTAAATTATCTCCGGTATTTGCTATTAACTCATCTATTTGTCCTTGCAAGTAATATGAATTTGGAAGGCTATCATTATGTTCTGTGACGTTTTCTAGTATGGAAGCCCGTACTGCTGTATCGTCATAAATAGTATCATCATCACTTTCATTAACTTGAACCCCAGTATAGAAATCATTACCATTAGTTAAATTCAATGTATCTATTGGTATTGAGCTATTTATATCCCCATGCTGATCGTCTATTTGTCCTTGTAGATAATAATCATTTGGAAGGCTGTTATTTAAACCTGTTCGATTATCTTCAATTGATTGTCTCACGGCCGAATCATCGTACGTAACATTCAAGTCATCAATATCATAACAGATTCCACTACTCTCATCACAAAGAGCCTCAGCAGTTAGATTATTATTAACGATAAGTTGGTGGATTACCATATCTAAAGTAACATCTGTGGGGCCACCGGTGAAGAATATAACTCCTTCTGAAGTAGCACTAGTTAAAACAACACCCACTTGAATAGGAAAATGTGGGGCAGTTGGTACAACATCTGTAAAATTTCCATCTTCCGACGGACTAATATATAACGTAGTTGAAGTTGCGAATGTACTTGTATTGATTGGTTGTGGTACATCCCCCCTCACTAAACCATATGTAGTAACGTATCCTATTTGTCCTGCATCTATATCTTCTGTTGCCATTCCAATCATTTGCGATTGATCTCTTCTCGAATTGTTTGAGGAAGCAAGACTTATTTCCAGCCTATTTCCCTGAGCACCTGAAATGTAAACTATATTTCCATTCTTTATATCATAAGCGTTGTTATTTTTTACCATCTTAGGCAAAGTCATTTCTTGGCCTATTTGAACACAAACATTACCACCAGGTAAACAAACACTAACTGTTCCATCAGTTTCACTCCAATACATTTTACCTTCGTCTGATGTCTCTACTGCTGTAAGATTAAATTGTATATAATCAACGCTTGCACCAAGAACAATAATATCAGTATAGTTCTGTAGACCAGTTCCGGTATTATCCGCAACACAGCTAACAAATAAACCAGTTGAGTTAATAGAGACATTTTGAACGACATTTCCAACAGTACAATTATCTGTATTGAAGTATCCAGCAAAGTCAAGATTAACAGTTACATAGCCAGTATCACCACTATCAAATACACAGTCAACATCTTCACAAGTAGTGTCTGCTGCCCCTGCCCCACCACTTACAGAAACCCAAGCAGTTCCATTATAGAACTCTAAATTATTACTATTCGTTCTAATTGCGCCAAGATTTGCAGTTGAGGTAGTTCCTATGATTATTGCCTTTGTGAAATTAACATCATCCTGCGCTGTAACGAATGCTGGACTATTTGTTATATTTTGAGTGTTCTCCCACATGATAAGGTACTTAGTAGTTCCCCCTCCAGATACATTACCTGCTCCGGCTCCTCCGCTATCTGCCACACAAGTTAAGAATACTCCTGAATTATTGATCGTGAGATTCGTTGGTTTCTCGTCTTCTGCGCAACTTGCGACACCCACTAGATTAGTTACGTTCGAAATATTTAAAGTAACTAAACCAACGCTCCCAATAGTAACTTTATCGGTTTGATTATCTAAAACGCTCTGTCTAATAGCCACATCTTCAGCATCTAATACAGTTACATTGTCATCTATATTACCTTGCAATTCCGAAGTGGTTGCTGTTCTATTATCTAAAACACTTTGCCTTATTGCGGTATCTGCTGCGTCTATCGCTGTTCTGTTATCAGCAAACCAAGTTTCAACTGTTGTAGTTAATGGAAATAAACTATTTAACCAAGTTTCAACTAATACAGAAAAACTAATTTCATTTGCTGAATTAATGGTAATATTATCA